CTCCCTTTTTTTTACTCACATTAAAAAACTAAAAATATGGCTACAGTATGCGGACAAATCGCAAGTAACATTTTAAAGTCATGTACTAAACCATTGCAAGGTGGAACTAAGGACAGAGCTTTAATAATTAACTTTGACGATATTGCTTCGATTGTTTACAACGGAACTAATGTTGCAACAGTTGAGGATATCGTTTTAAAAACAGGTAAATTGGCTTACCAAATTGATGGTAAAAACAACTCTATTGCTCCTAAAGCAATGCTTGTAAAACAAGGGTATGAAAACATGTTTGATCATGTTGTGCAAATGAAAGGTTTTGATATTGCTCCGGAAATTAAAGAACAATTCAACTCAGCTAAAGACGGCCGTTTTGTTGTTATTGTAGAAAACTACTTTAAAGGAACAGCAGGAAATTCAGCTTTTGAAGTTTACGGATTGACTTCAGGTTTAGAATTAACAGCTCTAGAGCGTGATCCAAACAATGCAGACACACAAGGTGCATTTGATTTCACATTCTCTACAGTGTTAAATAAAGAACCTAAATTACCTAATAACTTATTTATTACCTCTTACGCTTTATCGAAAGCAGTAGTTGACGGCTTATTGTCATAGGTTAATTCAAAAATAATATTATTTTTAGGGTGTGAATTAATCGCACCCTTTTTTTATGACTGAAAAAATACAAGAAGTTTTAAGTTACGAAAAGACCAAAAATGTATGGAGGTCAAATCCAAATTCAATAGAATGGATTGAAGCGAATAAACTGAACTTTTTATTATTTGGAATCAATCTAAATAAGAGTGCTAAATGCGAATGTATAGAAGATCTATTTTTTGCATTAAAAAGAGATAACATAATCAATAAAATAACTGAAAAGATGGAAAAGGAATTTTTTGTAAAGAAAGATGTGTTGGTACAATCATTTAACCACGATGCTATTAGTGAACATTCAACTGATCAAGAGTGCATCAACGCTTTAAAGGCTAATCCTGGTATTATCAAGTTTTTTGATAAAGTACCTGATTGGTTTACTGAAGGAAAAAGTAAAAAACCAGCCGTTAAAAAAGTAGTTGCACCTAAATAATGGCTAAACTAAAATCGACAGCTCGAAAGGTTGAGCAACGGATAACAAGCAAGGAAAATCCAGCGTTTTATGTACAGAAATACGATTTTGATAACAAGTACCCGCAAAGGGTGATTGATATTGTTAGTGATTCGGGTACGGCTAAGACTTGTTTAAAGTTACAACGTAAATTTGTTTTTGGTGGAGGCTTAAAAGATACTGATTTCTATAAGAATAAAGTAAACGCTAAACAAACAGTTGATAAATTTACACGTGTTGTAATTGATAATTTTACGACTTTCGGAGGTGTAGCAATTCACGTTAATTACAATGGATTGCTTCAAAAACGTGAGCTTACAATTATACCTTTTGAATATTGTCGATTGGTTTCAGAGGGTAATGAAAACTATGGTAAAATTGCAGTCTATGAAGATTGGGGTCACGTTAAGAAAAAGAAGTTTGACCCTAAAGACATTGTTTACATAAACAAATATGACCCTTCAAATGTTGCTGATGAAGTTGAAAAGTGTGAAGGTTGGGAAAATTACAAAGGTCAAGTATTTTACTATAATGGTCAATTAGACGATTACAACCTTACTCCATTTGATGCTGTACTTGAGGACATGCTTACCGAAGCACAAGTGAAGAAATTCAAACATTCTACAGCAACAGATAACTTCCTAGCAAGTCATTTATTAATAACAGGTAAAACTGAATCCGATGACGAAGCAGAAGAGTTTGACGAAAATTTAAAAGGGTTTCAAGGTGGTGATGGTGCAGGTCGTATAATGGTGTTGGAACGTGAAAGTAATGAGGAAACAATCGAACTAAAAAAGATTGAGATTCAAGATTACGATGGTCTTTACGAATACACAGAGAATAGCTCAAGGGATTCAATCATTAAAATGTTTTTGATTCCACCTGTACTTTTATTGCGTATTGCAGGTAGTTTAGGAACTTCAAAAGAAATTAGCGATGCGTTTGATTATTACAATGGGATTACTTCCGATGATCGTTTAGTTATAGAGGAAATTTTAGAGGAATTGTTCACTAACTATCATTACGACATTTGCCCTTCTAAAGATTTTAGTATATTGCCTTTAAAATACTCTAAAGCAATTGCACCTGAATATCTTTCATACTATACGAAGAACGAAATTCGTATCGCAAATGGAGACGAAGAGGCATCTGACGTTAAAGCAGATACCACTTTATTAGCGGTTACTTTAGGTGTTGGTGGTACACAAGCATTAACAGCTATTTTAAGTGATGTTACGCTCTCAGTTGACCAGAAAAAAGGTACGTTGAAAGTATTATTTGGATTGAATGATGAACAAGTAACTCAAATGTTAGGACAATGATAAGCGCTCCATTAATAACACTAGCAAACATACAGGCAGTTAAATCGATTTCATTAAATGTAAATGAGTCTAAGCAATTAACTCCATACATTCAGGAAGCTCAAAATTTTGACCTTAGAGAATTATTAGGGGATGCGTTTTATTTAGATTTAATTGCAGATTTCACGGCAAGTCCATCGTTAGCAGATTATAGCTTGCTTTTTAACGGTGGTAGTTATATTCACGGAAATGAAACTTACTATTTAGATGGTGTTAAGCAGTTTTTAATTTATTGCACTTACGCTCGTTATTTGTCTAACTCAAACGTTATACCAACTGCAACAGGGTTAGTGCATAAGACTAATCAATATAGCGAAAAAGTAGATGAAAAAACAATTGCGAGGTTAGTTGCTCAATCAAGAAGTGGTGCGACATTTATTGAGAATGGAATTAAAGACTATTTAAGAAGAAAATCAAGCGACTACCCATTATACAAATGCGAAAGAGAAAAATCAACAGGTTTTAAAATTAGAAATATAGGATCATGAATAGCGAAAATTTGATATTAAGGAGTGAAACACATTCGCCATTAACAACGAAAGGAACTTACTTGACATCTACGGATTTTGATGATAATAACATCAATATTTATGAAGATTTTAACGAGTTGTCATTATCTGATGATATAGCGGATTTTAACGCTAGTGTTGTTTATGATAATGCATTAGAAAAGTTTGCTACTTATAACGGTAGAACTTATCTATACATTAATGCTAGTGCAACAATGGGTAATTTACCAACTGATACAGATTATTGGTTAGAGATATTCCCTACTTATTTAGCACACCAAAAAAATAGGGACACAATCCTAGACGAAGGAGGTACAAATGAAACTACAGCAAGTGAAATCAGAGCTTTTATAGATGCTGGGTTGACAAGTACAACAAACCTATCAATTAGCTCACACACAGCTGAAGCATTAAATATAAATAGCTCAACAGGTACTGACATAACATTACTTCCTGCAACAAGTACGGCAAGTGGATTATTGACTGCTTCAAACAAAGTTAAGTTAGACAATCTTAGTGGTGTAAACTCAGGGGATCAAACTTTAGCTTCTTTGGGGGCAGAGGATGTTGACAATAAAATAAATGACTTTAGTGTAATTAATAACGTTCGATATCCTACAACAGAAGCTGTCGATGGCTATTTAACAAGTCAAGTACCTACATTGGTAAGTTCAGCATTAACAGGTGTAGAAGTACAATCTAACAAAGATGCAACAGGTGGTTATGTTGGAATGACTTTATTTAAGATAAATTTCAAAAATGCTTTAAATACTTTTACTTCATTCTTTACAAACTCTAATACGGCAGCACGTACATATACATTCCAAGATAGAAGTGGGACTATTGCTGATAATACTGATTTAGCATTAAAATCAAACATTGCTTCACCTACATTCACGGGTACGATTACAAGTCCAGCGGTTATATTAAGTTCTGAAACAGTAAGTACAATTGCATCGTTTGACGCTTCAAAAAGTATAAAATCGTTAAGTACAGCTACTTATCCTAGTTTAACGGAGTTAAGCTACGCAAAAGGAGTTACAAGTGCTATTCAAACACAATTAGATGCTAAGTTATCTAAATCAGGAGATACAATTACTGGTGATATTGGAAACTCTTCAACTGGTTTCTTTAGAATACCAAGTGGTACAACGGCACAACGTCCAGTATCGCCTTTAGAAGGTATGCGAAGATACAACACCACTACCGCAAGAGATGAATTTTACGCAAATGGTAGTTGGCAGAATCACGCAAGACTAAGTGGCGATACATTTACTGGTGCTATATCGGCAAGTAATTTAAGCGGTACGAATACTGGCGACCAAACATTCTTAGATGCAAGAGTTCAAAGTGTTACAAGTTCAGCAACCGTAACAGCAACTTCTACAAATGATTTGGTTAAGATTACAGCACAAGCAGTAAATTTAACACTTGCTAATCCAACTGGAACATTCACAGAAGGACAAGCATTAATGATTAGAATTAAAGATAACGGAACAGCAAGAACAATTACATTTGGTGCTAAATTTAGAGGTATAGGAGTTACATTGCCTACTACTACTACAATAAGCAAAACAATGTATTTAGGAGTTATTTATAACTCAACAGATGATAAATTTGATGTAATAGGACTTAATCAAGAAGCATAATGTATTACGCACTAATTAATTCAATGCAGAAAACTCCTGCAAGTACATTACTCACTGGCTTATATGCTGTATATAAAGCTGAATCCAACGCAAACGATTCTTTAGGTGTTCGTAACGGAACAGCAGTTGGTGGTGTAACATATACAAGTGGAAAAAGTGGTAACGCATTTACATTTAATGGTACTACGGGCTTAATTTCACTCTCTAATGGTGATTTATCGTCTTTAGGTTCTTCATTTAGTTACTCTTTTTGGGTGAATCAAAGTGCATCTGGTATAATGGCATTAGTAAATACATATACATCTACAGGTGGTGATAGGGGTTTTTATACGAGAATTTCAGCGGGTGGAGGTGGAATCCAAACTTATGCTTTCAACTCAAGTGGAACGGCAATAGTAAATGGTGCTGGTTTTAATACTTTAGCATTAAGCACTTGGCATCATATAGCAGTTACTTTTGATGGTTCAAATATTAGAACATACAAAAACGGAGCTTTGGCAGATACAACAGCTTATAGTGGAACAATCGCATTTGGTGCAACTACTTATCCATCTTTAGGATGTTTATATTATGCACCCGCAACGTATGCTTATTTCTTGAATGGAAGTATGGATGAAACGTACTTTTACACTAAAAAACTATCTGACACAGAAGTTGCAAATTTATATAATTCATCAGTAGGTAAATTCTACCCAACATTTTAAAATATGGTAAAAGTAAGAAAATTAACACCCGAACAAGCAGAGATATTGCAAGGTCAAGTATGGGGATATAATGGTCAAGTTTTCAATGTTTACACAGATGCAGATGGAAATTTGTATATTGGAGAAACAGAAGTAAACGGATGTACATTAGCACAAGCACAATCAATAGGTTGTGATGCTTGGTTACTTACATTACCCGAAATTGATTATAACCCAATAGTAAACGAGTTTCTATAATGGAGTTAAACAATATAGTAATAACGTGCGCAATTGGTGTTATAGCTTTTTTCCTTAGAGATTTATTCAATAGGCTAAATGACTTAGAGGTAAAGGCGGATAAGTACCAGGCTGAATTTGGTAAAATGATTGGTCGTATTTCTAATATTGACACTAAAGCAACGGCTGAACTAAAACGTATCGAAGAAATGATGAATATACACTTCAAGAATCAAAGTGATAAATTAGAGGAGTTACAACGATTATTAGAGAAAAGATGAAAATAATTGAAAGAATAGGTCATAAAACGCCAAAGAAAAATAAGGTAATAGGGATTATTACTACAGGACTTGCAACGGCATCTTTAGTGATTGCTGAAAGTGGATTAGTAGACAATAGACCAATCCTAAAAATTAGCCTACAAGTATTAGCAGGTAAGTTAGGAGTAGTATCGTTATACCAAGCACAGAAAGTAGATGGAACAGATAAGTAAACACATAAGCTATAAAGAAGCTACTCAATCACCAACGGCTACACAAAGAGGAATTAAAAACGATCCTAATGTAGAGGAACTAAACTCAATGCAAGAAGTTGCGGAGTTAGTCTTTGAACCTTTGAGAGAATGGTATGGTAAGCCTATTAAGATAAACTCATTCTTTAGATGTGAAGCGTTGAATAAAGCTGTAGGTGGTGCTAAGACATCACAGCATAGATTTGGTAAGGCTATTGATATTGATGCAGGTAGTGTAGCTGAAAATAAAAAGCTATTCGATTGGATTAAGTCAAATGTAGCTTTTGATCAATTGATTTGGGAGAAAGGAGGTGCATGGGTTCATGTATCTTATAATAGAGGTAAGAATCGACTACAAATATTATCAATTAAATAGTATTGATTAATAGCACTTTAGAAATATTGTGCTATTTTTTTATTATAAAAGTAAACTTTATATTATATAATGTTTATATTTGCGTATAACTTAAAATTAAATGATATGTTAGAATTAATTATTGGAGCCGTTTTGTATTACTTAGTAGCACAAATTGACGAACACAGAAAAATACTTAATAGAGTACGTGAAGCAAATAAAAAACTTTTTTCAAATGATAGACCGACTTACAAAAATATTTAAATATGTATTTAGCGAAAATAATATTAGTAGTGATAATAATTATAATTGGAATTTGTTTCAGTCTAATTGGTAAATTTTAATAGTATGGAAGAAATTTGGAAAGATGTACCTGGTTATGAAGGAATGTATCAAGTGAGTAACTTAGGAAATGTAAAATCATTAATTTATAATAAAGAAAGATTTTTATCTAAAGTAATTGATAAAAGATATTATCAAGTAGGAATGTATAAAAATAAGAAAAAAACCACAAGAAAGATTCATCAATTAGTTGCTGAAGCGTTTTTAAATCACACTCCTTGTGGGTTAAAATTAGTAGT